ACTAAAGAAGAATACGAAAACGCGTACGTTTGCGAGAGCAGTCAATTCGTAGGAATCTTCCCAGGCGGCCTTAATGAAGATTTACACACGGCGTATGTTGAAAAGAACGAACTCGTCGGGAGTGTCAAATGCAAGGCGGGCATTTGGATAAAACTCGATACTTATCTCAAGAATCACGATAAAAAACTAGAAGATTTAATTCAACCAAAAGAACACGAATACGAATGCACTCAAGAAGGATGTGTTCGATTAGTGTGATAAGGTTTAAATAGTTCCCAAAACAGTACGGAGTGGATACACGCATGGCAATATTCAGTTTTTTGAAAGCAAAACCAGTAGATAAATCGAAAGCTAGCGCTAACAACCCAAACATTAGATCAGTTGATAACCAAGACATGTCGGGAGAGTTCAAGGCTTACATTCCGAACTTCTTATACAAGCCTCCATTCGGATACCCATTAAACAAGAACATTCTACACTTGAAACTCCTCGCGAAGAATCCTTTTATTTTCTCAGTCATAAGAACCTTGAAAGAAGAAGCGAGCACAGCCAAGTGGGAGATTAAACTCAAAAAAGAGTTCGTCGACCAATTCAAAGGCCAAGAAGAATACGTCATGCAGCAAAAACAAAGGATTGCTCAATTCTTTTATAACCCCAACGGAAACGACGAAAGCTTCGGTGACATCTTGAGTCAGTGGGTTCAAGACTTATGTGAAGTCGACGCGGCAGTTGGAGTCAAAGTATTCAACAAACAAAAACAATTCGTACAATTATTCGCACGAGACGGCGGAAGTTTTCTCAAAAACCCTAACATTTACGGATACATGGGAGACCGCGCAGAGTTTGTAGACCCAGTAAGCATCGAACACTTCAACACCTTGCCTGAGCAAGATAGAATAAAAATGTACGAGTTCAACTACAAAGAAGCCGCAGCATACTTCCAATATGGGTGGACAGGAGTCGCACTGCCAGTACCATTCGGTAGGCGAGAAATAATCTACATTTGTGCAAACCCTAGAAGCGACAACGTCTATGGCAGAAGCCCACTCGAACTATTACACGACACGATCCTAAACCTAGTCTACGGACAACAATACAACCTAGACTTCTACATCAACGGCAATCTACCTGAAGGCATGATACACCTAGCAGGAGCAGACGACGACATAGTCAAAGCATGGAATGCCCGTATGCAAGAGAAATTCAAATTCACAGACGAACTAGACAACAAACGAAGAGTCGGACACGTCTACCCGGTCTACGGTGGGCCTGCAGCAGACTTCATACCATTCACACTAAGCGCAAAAGACATGGAGGTCCTGGAGCAGAGCAAGTGGTGGATTAAGATGGTCTGGATGTGCTTCGGAGTCACCCCTGATGAGATGGGCTTCACAGAATCAAGCAATCGAAGTGTGGGAGAAACTCAGGGCGCAGTACACAAACGAAAAGCACTCAGGCCACTCCTGAAAAAAATAGAATACAGTCTCAACACTCAAATCTTGCCAGAACTAGACCCTTCAAAAATGTTCGAGTTCGCCTTCGAAGACTACGATTTGGATGAAGACCTTAAGAAACATCAATTGTATGCAAGCCAAATCCAAATGGGCATTAAGACACCTGAGATGGTTGCTGAAGAAGAAGGCATCGACACGAGTCAATTGCAAGCTAGCAGAGACAAAGAGCAGCAAAGACAAATTGACATGGAAACAGCAGTTCAAAACAAGCAAACTGAAGCACAAGTCAAGGCCTTAAAAGCAGAAAAGTACCTTAATATGCCACTCGACGACCTGATAGATGAGCACCAGAAACTCATCAAAGTCTTGGAAGAAGACAACCCTGAAGACATAGCCAAAGAACTAAAAGAGCAAAAGAAAGAACTTGAAAGTTACATTAAAAAGCGAGGCGGAAGCTTAAAAGCAGAAAAATGGGTCACGATACACGGAAAACCAGTCAAGCTAGAAGATAAATTCGGCAAAATAAGCGCACTAGCAGAACACGTACTCTCAACTAACCCAGAAACCGACCTCAACGGCGTAGGCACAGGCGCATGCAAGGTAATAAGTGAGAAGATGGCAGAAGCAATGCAAAAAGAAGGCCACCCAGTCAAGCTAGTCAGCGTTAATACGCCAGATGGCGGCACAGGGGGGCACGTTGCTGTAGAGTGGGGAGATTACATCATTGACACTCAAACATGGCAGTACGAAGGCGGGAAACCCTCAGATATTAAGACTAGAAAGGTCGTGTTCAAAAAAGACGAGTATGCCAAGAAAGGATACAATGTCTCAGGAGAACTCAAGGCCGAAATTAAAGATTTGCACGATTACTTAAATCACATCGAAAAGAACCTAATAAACAACCTTAATGGAAAATGGTAACTGAAGAAAGCCAAGCAGTCGTGGAAAGACTAGTCAGACAATACGAAAACGTGTTCGACCTAGAACAAATGCGACCCCTAATAGGAAACCTGATCCAGAAAGAGTATTACAAGGGGATTGAGCAAAGCGAAGTCGCATTTAACAGAAACTTCATGCCAGACCAGAAAGCCGTTGGGTTCATGCAAAAATACGCATTCGACAACATCAAAGGATTGCACGGCGAGATGAAGGACAAATTAAGAAAGGCTTTGAGTGAAGGAATCATGAACAGAGAGGACATGAAACAACTCGCAACTAGAATCCAAGACGTCATGAAGATTACTAAGGAACGTGCAGAACTTATAAGCAGAACAGAAAGCGTCCGAGCATACAACGCAGGCCACTATCAAGGAGCAGTCGACAGCGGACTCACCCTACGAAAGCAATGGAGTAGTCAACCAGAAAAAGACGAACACAACCCCTGCCCAGTCTGCGCAGCAATGGATGGACAAACAGTTGAGATGAAAGAACAATTCACAACACCAGATGGCAAAACCTTATACTTGCCGCCTGCTCACCCAAGATGCAAATGCCGAGCGATATACGTCCAAGCAAGCCTCAAAGCAGACCCTAAAAGCGTCATAATTCAAGACCTAGGACCAGGCAAACACAGAGTAATACAAAATAGCATGATTATAGAACAACTAGCAGATGACAAGGTGAAAATCACATATGAATCCTGAAATATGCATCTACCAAAACGGAGACAAAATAATAGACGCGATAAGCTTCGGCATTAGCGTGCCAGGACAAACCAAAACAGTCGTGTTGCAAGTCACGAATGAAGGGCCAATACAAATCTACGACCTGAAATTTGAGATAGATCACGAAGACGTTAAGATTGTCCGCGTCCCAAAATTTCTAGATGCAGGAAAAAGCGATGAAGTAGTTCTCGAATACACTCCTATAAAACAAGTGGATGTCGGACTGCGAGCGAGCCTTAAAGTCGAAGGGAGGTACTTGGTATAATGACAGACAGCTACATACAGTTGCCCTTAGACGGCGCTGGAAAGAAAACGAGAACAACTGAAGACACAGTCAATGGCAGTCTTGTTCACACACAAATAATCAAGATAGCAGATGACAACAACAATATCATAGTGCCAAGCAAAGACACGCAATACACTCAAGCAGTTGAAAACAACGCAAGCGGACTCCCCATTTATGTTGGGGAAGCCGTACCGAGTAGTGCAAAAAGCGCTGCTGCTTGGCGCATAAAAAAACTCACGTACGACGGAAACGGATTCTTGACAGATGTTCAATGGGCAGATGGAACTGCAGCCTTCACGAAAGTCTGGGATGACAGGACGGGGTATTCTTTCTCATGAAAAAACTACTATTTCTTTTAATCTTAGTAATTCTTAGCACAACACTAGCTGAAGCTTATGTGTGGAAAACAGTATACAATCCATTTACTAGCAAGATGGATTATTTTCAAACAGAAAACTTCACAGGATACACAGTAGTCGCAGACACTCTGCAGGGAAATCTAGCGTGGGGTTACGTCACAGGAGAGCCTGCATTCTTAACCAATGAAACAGATCCGATATTCTTAAACAATAACGCGAGCATTTACGCAGCAATAGCGAATATCAAACTCAATGAAATAAACAACCCGAACGCGAGCAAGACATTCACGATGGGTGGCAACACCATAATGTGGACATTCACAAACCCGGTCGGCGGAATGGTTTTCAACATGACTGGAGGATGGAGTGGTCACGTCTTAGATATAAAAGACTCAAGTAGCGTCCCGATAGGCTCTGCAGGAGATCACTTATTTCATGTTGAAAGCGATAGATTGAATGTGATTCCAGGTCATTTTAACCAGAGTAGCGGAAGAACTGCGTTGTTAGTTGAAGGAAACATCGTCGTCGCTGGAATAATCAACACATCGAATGAGGTTTATTCTAATGGTGCGCTCGTGTGCACGCAAGCAAATGGCTTATGTTCTGATGGGTGGGTGAATACTTCAACTCAAACAAGTACTATTTTGAATGTGAGTACTTCGCAGTATTTCTTGGACCAGGAGGGTTATGTTGCAGTAAGTAATAGATTGGGAGAGTATTTCTTAAATTATGAGTGGGAGTTTTTAAGTGCTGGCCCATCAATTTTCGACCCGATATTAGGTAGTGCTGTGAGTAGCGGAACATTAAGCAGTTCAATAGCAGGAAATACAAATCACATAGGAATAATAAGATTAAACGACAGTGCGACTGCTAATGGTGGTTACAGAATAGCCAGTGAGGGAAATAGTTTTTTAATTGGTGGTGAAGAAAAAGCAATGTTTATCTTTAGACCTTTTAAAAACATTGATGTTGCTAACATGACTGTAACGTCAAGATTTGGTTTCTTAGATACCACAACATCAAGCCAACCAACTGATGGCTGTTATTTTGAAATAACAAACACATCTTTCTCTGGAAGATGCAGAAACAACTCAGGACCTAGCATAACAAACCCAGCATACACGATAGTCAATAATACTTGGTATAAAGGCACAATCGCAATAGAAAGCACTAGCCGAGTTAATTTTTCTTTATACGACAGTAGTAATGTTTTGATTTGGTCTGGAAATGTAAGCGCAAACATACCAATCGATACAGGTCGAGAAACTGGGTTCGGAATATTAAGCACAGAATCAAGCACGGGAATCACAGGCATTGGTTTGATTGATTTTGATTACATGAGCTTAAAAATAAAAAGGCGCTTGAATAGATAAAATTAAGGTGATGAATTTTTGTTAATTCCTTTAGAACGAATGATGTGGGTGGAACAGGTCGTTCCAGTTTACAGGCCTCACGAGTACGAGTACACTCGAGAGCACAAGATTGTTGGAAACTTACAACTCACACACGCAGACGCATTCAATATTAAAGGATTCTTACAAAAAAACTTTTTGTTTGATTTAAGGCTGTTCAGCAACATACAACATCAAACACTCATGAAACTACAAATAATAGGCCAATTAGAACACACACAAACCAAGAAATACACACTAAAAAGCCAAGACATCCTCTACTTAGTCAGAATGGCTGAGAAAGCCAAAGCACGATAAGGTTTAAATACTTTACAAACAAAGAAAAAAACATACCAAAACGCTTGCAACGCGCGATATTGAACATGAAAATAATACGATTTGACGAGGATAAAGAATTTAACTTCACAGAGGTGAGTCTCAAAGGTGAGAAGAAATACTACGTTGAAGGGTACGCGTCGACGATTGATCAAGATAAGGCTGGAGAGATTATCACTGACGAAGCCCAGGACGACATCGTCCGACAATTGAATAACGAAGTCATCACTATGGACATCGAGCACGAAGAGTGGTATGATGACGACAACAAAGTACTAAGCAGGCCTAAAGCGAGCAGAATCCCAGTCGCCAAGATAGTCAAGGCTGAAAGAAGACCCAGGGGAGCGTGGATAAAAGCTGAGATTAACAAGAACCTACGCAATTTTAACGAAGTCTGGGGTAGCATAAGTGAAGGATTTCTCAAAGCATTCTCAGTAGCATTCTACCCAGTCATGAAGAGCGGCAACAAAGTAAGCAAACTAAACATCGTAAATATTACTCTTACAGGCACGCCAGTAAACCCTCATGCGACATTCACTGCAGGGTTGAAAAGTGCAGTAAGCTTATTGAATCAATCAAATGAATTTCAACCTAACAAGGAGGAGAAAAGTATGAGTGAAGAAGAAATCAAAACAGTTGTTCCTGAAGTCAAAGCCGAAAAAGAAGAAACCAAGGCTGACGAAGAGGAAGATGAAGACGAAAAGAAAAAGAAGAGTGCTAAGAAAGAAAAGCCTGAAGCACCAGAAAAAGACGATGCTGAAGAACCAGAAGTCAAAGCATTGCCACCAAAAGAAAGCAAAATCGAGCAAGACCTAAAAGCAGAACTTGCAAAGAAGGATGAAGAGATAGTCAAGCTTAAGGCAGAACTAGCAAGGCCAGTCATGAAAGCAGTCTTGTCAGAACCACCAAAAGCGACAAAAGTTGAAATGAAAAGCTCACCCTTAATGGATGTAGCATAAACTTAAAGGAGGAAACTAAAATGCCAACAGCAGGAATAGGAAAAATGAATGTAGACTCAGTCTACGCACAGAGCTTCGGAAATCTACCAAACGAGACACGATACTACGACCCTCACATCAGCATGAAAGCTGACATGAGAGCACAAGGTAACTACTTGTTTGAGACTTACGAAAGAGGAAAAGCAAACTTGAAAGCACTTAATGTTGCCGGAATGGCAGCAGGCGCAACAGACAAGATTCTAGTACCTTTGTACTTAGACCCTCTCGTAGTTGACACTAGCAGAAAGTTCACCCCATTGGTCGAACTAATCCCAAGAGTCAGTAACAGAGGACTCACAGCAGAATGGGTTAAATTAAGCAAAGGAAGCGCATTCACCGCAAGTGAAGACGCAGCACTTCCAGAAGTCGACGACACCTACACCAGAAGCAACGTATCAATGAAATACTTGTACGCAGTAGGAAGAGTAACAGGACCATCCCTAGCAGCAGTACCAAGTTTCATGGTTGCAGGAATCAGCCCAAGCGGCGGAACTCCTGAAGGTAGCTTCGGAAGCCAAGATGCACCAAACGCACTACAGCTTGAAGTTATCGCAAAGACCAGAGAAATCAAGGAGCTTGAAGAGAACTTGATCGTGAACGGAAACGCAACTACAGACGCAACTCAGTTCAGTGGAATAATCACTCAGATGAGTACCACAAACACAGTTGACAAGAGCACAACTGCACTAGGCCTTGACGACCTAGACCTTGCAGTACAGTACGCTTTCGATGATGGTGGCAGACCAAACATTGGAGTATGCAGCTCAGGTGTCTACACAGACATCAAAAAGCTAGTACAGGCAAAACTAGGATACTTACAGTCAGAAAGACAAGTATTCTGGGGCTTCACCACAATAACATGGAGAAGCATGGTTGGAGACATTCCAATAGTGCCATCAATGTTCATGAGCAACGTCTCAGGCAGCAAAGCAATTTACTTCCTAGACATGAGTGTTGTTGAAATGAGAGTCTTGCAGGACTTGACCTACGAAAAGCTTGCTAAGACAAACGACTCAGATAAGTTCTTCTTGAAGATTTACGAAGCACTTGTCATCAGGAACACAGCATTCTGCAGTTCAGTTACTGCAATCAGTGCTTAAATAATTGTTCAGGGCAATACTTAAATTTTTTTAAACTTTTTTTTATAATAATTTGAAAAAAATGATGGAGGAAAGCACATGACAAACGTCAACGCAGTAGTAGAGCAAATCTCACCAATTGGTGGGGCTACAAACGCAGGCCGAAAGCTCGGATACTTGCCAAGCACTGCAAAAGCTGCAGAAGGAGACACAATCACACTGACAAACGTGAGCGAAATAATCGATGTTAAGTTGTCAGTTTTGGCAACAGGCGTCAGTGAAAACGCAACAATTTCAGGAGCGAACACTAAAGTACTTACTTTGGAAAGCACAACTTCTGGAAGCCCAATCAGCGGATTGGTGTACTACAGATAAAAGAAAATAAATTAACGGAGGAATGATTAACAATGGGAGAAGTCACACCCACACACGTAAGAGAGCTAGAACCTAATACAGGATTCAAATGCATAAAAGTCGAAGTTCCTGCAACCGCAGACACATCAGATACTGTTGCAATAACCCTTGCAAATTACGGTCTGAAAACAGTCGAAGCAGTTCAGGGATTCGTCCACACCACAGAAGACAGTGTCATAATTGCAGAAGCGCCAACCACAGCAGTAAGTGCAGGCGTCCTAACAATCACACTTGGTGGTTCTGGACAGAACAACAAGAAGAGAGTCTACCTAGTATATGGAGACAGCGTAGCTTAAAGGAGGCGAAGATAAATGGTAGCAGTCACTGGAACAGTTAAGCAAGTAGCACCAAATGCAGGATGCAAAGTCCTAAAAGTGGAACTACCTGCAACAGCAACTACAGGCGACACATTCACCATAACTCTAGCCAACACAGGCATCAAGACAATAGAAGCAGTATACGGTTTCATTCATAGCACAACTGACAGCATTGTAATTGCAGACACTGCAATTACAACGAGTGTCGCGAATGGTGCATTGACTGTAACTTGTAGTGGAGCTGCGTCTGGTGCTAAAAAGCGAGTTTACATGATTGTAGCCGACTCAGTCTAAATTGCTGATTTAAACTTTTTAATATTTTTTTTAAAACTTATTTAATCAAATAACGAGGTAACAATATGAGATCACCAAGACGTCCTGACGAACCCTGCAAGCTCGAACAGTTTGTAGACAAAGAAGGAAAAACAGCATTCAGATGGGTTTATTCAGAAGAAAAACACGTTGAAGTCCCAGTTGAAGTAGTACAACCAGAGCCTGTTGTAGCAAAGCCAGAAGTCAAAAAGAAAAAAAGGTAAAAATAAAATGTACGTTAACCACGACGACGTGTACCGAACAGCAGGCATCACCAGAACAGAAGTCAACCCTACTGATGCAGCCGCGCACATTCACACTGCAGAAAGCTTCATCTGCAAACTCACCAAAACAATCTACTGGAAGAGAGAAGCAGACGCGCAAACAGCAACAAGCGGCACAAACAACACAATAGTCAAAAGTACTGCGAGTTGGCCAGAAAACCACTGGGTCAAACACTATGTCTGGATATACAACGGCACAGGAAGTGGCCAAGTAAGAGAAATCATAAGCAACACAACCAATACGCTCACAGTAGATCGTAACTGGGAAACTAACCCTGGAAGTGGAAGCTTATTCAGAATTATTTATGTTCCTTCAGATTTCACGCCTTTCATACAAACACAGTATGATGGCAACAACAAAAGAAGCCTAACTCTTCCAAAATACCCAGTCAGGTACTTGGAACTTTTGAAAGTAGGTACTGAAACAATCACAAACAGCAAAGTCGCAGTCTACCAGGCAGAGGGAATCTTGATGCTAAAGAGCGGCGCAGAAGCAGGAAGCTTCCTAGCCACAGACCCCTTAAACGTAACCGTGAATTACTGGTATGGTGTTGACGACTTGCCTCAAACAGTCAAGAGACTCGTAGAATTAAAGGCAGCTATTCAGATACTCTTGCAACAAATGGGAGGCACGTTCGACGACCCTAGCTTGGTCACGTTGCCTGAAGCAAGCATCAGCGTAGGACAAGCATATATTAACATCGCAGGAACATCTGAGCGTTTGCAAAAAGAGTATGATGCTTTAATCCTGCAGGTCAATATTTATCCTGCAATAGGCTAAGAGGCCTAAACAAAAAACTATCCTAAGAGGGAAAACAATGGAAAACGAAGATACTGGAGTTAATTTTCAAATCTTTTCTGACATAATCACTAAATACGGGTCTGACGTTTCATGGAGTGCAGCAACAACAACTGCAAGCAACATGGATGGAGACTTAATCACGACCTTCGCGACCGCAGTCACAAAACGAGTTTATATCGTTCGAAAAAACACAGCTTGGACTTTAGACAAAGCAGGCCACATAGAAGGAGGCAACGCTTTAATGCTAGCAAAACCAAGTCATACCGTTCACAAATACGACAAGATAGTCTGGCAAGGCAACACGTACACCGTAAAAGATGTGCTAGACCGAGACCAGATCGGGAGCAACGTAGCATACAAGGCTTGCAATTTGTTCCTGGTTGACGCATGAGAAGTTTCACGAAAAGCGAGTTTAAAAAAGCATGGACTCAGGCTCTTGTGGGAACAGCGAATGACTTCGTGAATGAACTGGTGAGAACAGCACCTGTCGACACAGGCAACTTGAGAAACACGATAAAGTATGAAGTTCACCACGACACAGTCGAAATAAGCATGCCGAATTACGCGTATCATGTCGAGTTCGGCACAAGACCACACATAATCCGCGCGAAGAACGCAAAGGCCTTGCACTGGAAAAAAGGAGGTCATGACTTTTTTGCTAAAGTCGTCCACCATCCAGGAAGCGAACCACAACCCTTCATAAGAAACGCGATAACAGGCAAATTAAAAAAAATTTTTTATGAAAACCTTAAGAGGCAACTTACATGAGCACAATCAATCAACAAGAAGTCCTGAATGAAATAGTTTTCAAACTAAGAAACGCGGACGTCTTCACAATCACAGAACGAAACGTAGCAACAGCAACGCAAACAGGCACAGTAAACGGCACACAATACATCACAATCAGTCGAAACAACGTCAAAAACATAAGAACATTCACACTCGGAGGAGTTGCACAAGTGTACGGACGAAACTACACAATGGACGCGAACGCAACAACCACAACGTGCGTGATAACCTTAACCGCACCTAGCAGCACGACTTATTCGATAACGTACGATTATGGTACAGACAAGATATTCCCAGACTTTGCAAGAAACGACCTACACATAAATAGCTTCCCAAGACTAGGTGTTGACTTCATAAACATAAACACAGAACC